TCGCGGAGGGATTCAGCCATGAGGACTCACTTCCTTTTGCACATGCGAAAAATGCCATATTATTTAGGGTTGAATTTAACGGTAAATTCGGGTATAATAAAGACGAAGGGAGCTGATAGCATGACGAACATCGTCCCCATTTCTGATCTGAAGAACTACACCGAGGTTCTCAGCCATTGCGATAACGGCTCGACCGTTTACCTCACCAAGAACGGGCGCGGGAAATATGTGGTGCAGAGCCTTGTGGAGCATGAAAAACTGCAAGCAACCGTGAAGCTGCTTGCAGAGCTTTCCAAGGGCATCGAATCCATCCGCACTGAGGGCGTGCTTTCCATCGATGAGGCGTTTGCCGGTCTGGAGGACTGAGTATGGCGCAGGTGACACTTTCCAAAGAAGCGCAGCGCGATCTGGTCTCCATCCGAAATTACATCCGGGATGAACTGTGCAATCCGGGCGCTGCCAAGCGCATCATCGCCTGTCTCAAACAGAGCGTGCAGTCTCTCGAAAAGTTCTCCGGGCGCGGTCGTCCGCTGGATGCGCTGATTCCGGTTCATACGGAATACAGGTATCTCGTGTGCGAGAATTACTGCATTTTCTACCTTGAGGGCAATGATCAGGTGATCGTGGTCAGAATCCTGCATCAGCGGCAGGACTGCCTGCGGGCGCTGTTCCTCGAAAACTGATCAGGGTGCAACATTGGGCCACACCTCGTCGATATGGCGGGGCTGTGGCTTTTTCTTATCGTGTTCCCGCCTTGCATTCCATGCCCGTATACGCAAAAAGCCGAGCAGATCAGTCTGATCTATCTCGGCCATGCGCCACCCGCCTTCCAGCAGGGAGTTATAGGTGCTGTATATAAAGTCAGGCAGCGTCAGGATGCCGTCTCCACCGGCTGTGCTTTCTTTGCTTCCTGCGCTGCTTTCGTAGGGAACTCGTCCAGGATCTCCGTAGTCTGCGTCTGCACGGCCATCAGGGCCAGCGCAATATCGTGCATCAGGCGATCCACCGGATAGCCGTCCAGCATATCGTCCGGCGTGAACTGATTGCTGAACAGGATACAGAACCAGCGGATCATCGTATCCATGGCGTCGGAGATGTTCAGGTTTTCATTCTCAGGGATGGGCTCGCCCTTCACCGCCGCATTGGACAGCGCAACGATTCGGGCATACATTTTAGCGGCAGGCTCCATCTCACGAAGGGCTCTGCCGCTAACAAAATCAACCGTATATTTTTGTTTTCCAAGGGTACAGGTAATCATGCAAATACCTCCTCATGCGTCCAGCCCGAGCAGGGCGCGAATGGCACGCTTGCTGCCGAGCATCGGGCAATCTTCCAGCCGGTCTTTGTTGTTCAGATAATGTTCCAGCGTAGCGCGTGCTCTGCGGACGGTGTCATCGTCCAGCCTTTTGCCATCCTCAAAATAGCCATGTCGCAGGAACGTGGTCGGGTTCATGGAAAAATGCACAGGTTCCTCCGGGCTCACATTGCTCATGGCGAACAGGCCATTCTCCATTTCAAAGATGACATTCCAGTCCCGGATGCCCGATACAATGCGCTTGATGTTCATATCCTATCCTCCTAATAGCGACGTCCCTGATAATAGACCGTCACGCCCTTGGCACGGAGCTTGCGCAGCAGCTCCTGCGACGGCGGGCTGCGCTTGAAGTTGATGCTTTCCACATCGTCAATTGTCAGCGCACCGTGGTACTGCAGCTCCAAGTATGCGCCGTGTGTTACGCCGCGCAGCCAGTCCCGCACATTACCGACGCTGCCCTCGCTGCTTTGCACGCGCCGGAGCAGTTCGCTGCCCGACATGCCGTCCAGCCATATACCTGCGATGGAATTGGTGCTGACCTTGCCCGCAATGGCTTCCTGTATGGACGCGGGGTACAGACTGTCATCGGTTGTGTAGGTCAGGCGCTCGATGACCCGGTCGCGCTTGAAGCGCACTGTGGTATCGCCATAGCCTGAATTGTTGTAGGCAGATACGTCACGGGACACCAGATAGCCGTAACGCTCAAAGTCTGCCGGGCGCATGTGCCGCACGTCCGAGCCGAACAGCTGCTCTGTGGCCTGCCTGCGGCTGTCAAAGTCCAGTGCGCCCTGCGAGGTATGTGTCTGAAACTGATTCTTGAAGCCTTCGGCAATGACGTTGTCCAGATATTCACTGCGGATGTCCATGCCAAAGTCGTGCGCTGCGAACAGCCGTCCCAGCTGCTGGGATATGTAGCGCTGCTGGGCAGGCGTCAGATCGCGGAATCGGTTTTGTATCCATTGCTGCTCATACTGCGCATGATTCGCCAACGAAAGCGGAATGCCGTTCTGATCGCTTTGCCCGCCGCCACCGGCGTGTGAGCGTCCACCTCGTCCTCCCATACGACATTACCTCTCTTTTGCAGAGAAAGCAAGTTCTTTCGTGAAGGTTTCGTAGTAGGGCGCGTGGTGCTCAATATTACCGCCGCATTCATCCGGAACATCGCCGAAGAAAATGATTTTCTCAGGCTGAAGACGGGTCAGCATTTCCCGATAGCCATCGATGAACAGTCTGCGTGAATCCTTATTCTTCATCGTGCCCACAGAGGAAACGGCCACCGTACTGCCCTCGGGCTCTCCGTCAAAGCACCACGCATAGCTGTCCCTGTCTGCCCAGCTGATGGACGGGATGGCTTTCACGCCAAAGCGCTGCCAGTATGCGCCCAGCTGGTGCTTGCGCCAGTGATTGTAGATCTGCACGGCGCGGGAATAATCGGCGAACAGGGAGAAATCCGGAGTCATGACGGCTTTGAAGCTCCGCAGGAACAGAGCGTACCGGGCAGGATCGTTCCACACGCGTAGAAACAGGTAATCATCGATGAAAAAATGCACGCCAAGACACTCGCGGGTCTGTTCCTTCAGCGCGTGATTGAAGCGTATCCATTGAATGCGCTCGTCTAAATGCACAGGATGCAACCGCGGGATGCCGTATTCACCGGCCAGTTCAAACTGTCCCAGATCAAGGTTGTGCCCGTTGCGTTTTACAGATTCAAGTGACATAGAATCCTCCCCAAAGCACAGCGCTCACGGGAATATCCCATGAGCGCTGTGCAGATGATTAAGCCGCAGAGAAGACCGGCTCGTAGACCGTATCGAGGAAGGTTGCGGCCTTTTCAGCGGTAAAGCTGTTCTCGCCCTCGTCGGCCACCGCCTGATAGCGACCATCGTGGGTACGCTTGATGGCGGTAAACTCCACGCTGCCGGTCTGACGGGTGACGGTGTCACCCTCCTTGGTCTGATAGGTTTCGGTGACGGGCTTGGCGCGTACCTTGTAAAGCCATACATAACGGTACTTGCCATTGCTCTTTTCGCTCTTGAAGCCCACTGCAAAATAAGGCGGCTTGTCGGATGCGGAACGTACCAGCACGCCGTTATCGTCGATGGCATTGTTGAGAAGCATTTCCTGAATAGAAAGCGGCAGATCGGCCAGCTTCAGGGAGAAACTCAGCTCCGGGTCGGGATACAGCACGTCAAACTCTACATCGTCTGCGTACTGAACATCGGGATCGGCGTTTTCGGGGGTGATGGTCGCTTCAATCGCGCCAGCAACTGCCTGAACCGCGCCATAGGTGCATTCCGCTTCGGTGTCAGCCGTCAGCGGAGCGATGACCACGTTTTTAAGACCGATGGTCGAGGAAACCGTAGGAGAAGCAGTAACTGCCATTTTTTCTTACCTCACTTTTTAATTTCATTAAGAAGCCCGTCACGGATGATGCCATAGGCTTCATCCTGACGGGTGTCGTATGCGGGTCGGATATAGGGATGCGCGGGCGCGGGGCCGGGGCCGCCGTGCCCATATTCCACATAGGCAGGATAGTAATCCTCACCGTCCCAATCCTTGCGATGGACGCCGATGGTGATATGCTGACCACCCTTGCGGTGGCGCTTGACCTTGCCGATGTTTAGCGCACCATGCAGCTTACCTTCTATGATTTGAGGATCGCTACTGGCGTTGGCCTTCATCTGCTGGTGGATGGGCTGGGCGGCGGCTTGCAGGATGCGCTTTGCCGTGGGTGCGCCCTCGGCATCGGTGTTCAGTCGGTTGGCCATCTTTTCGATCTGGCCGACCAATTCAGCAAAGCCTTCTGTGTTCATAGGCATGGCTACACCAGCTCTCTTAAGCACCATGTCCACTGCACGGTAAACTGGCCGGTGGCGGTGTCGTAGGCGGGCTGATTGTAGCCCTTGTCCGATTCCTCCACCATGCCAAAACCTGCAGCGTACATGGCCTGCCGTATTTTGTATCGCATCTCGGTCGGGTCGACGGTTGACCAGAGATTCAGGTACACATAGGTGCGATACAACGAAGGATGATCATCCTCATGGGCGGCTTCCGTGGTCGTGGTGGAATACACCACATACTGCTGCGGAGGATTCTGCTGCATGGAAGTAGCCCGCCAGACACCGGCATACACAGGAATGCCGATGTCCTTGAGAGCCTGCTGTACCTGACGCATCAGCCGCTCACTCCCTTCGCAACGGAAGCCTTGAGGCCGAGGTATGCCTTGGTGAAGGCGTACTCGCCCAGCGTGGAGATTTCCCATTTCTCGCCGTTGAACAGCACCCACATGCCCGGTTTCACGTCCGGGCGGTAGCGAATGGTGAAGTTGACCACCTGCTCGGTGTTCATGACGTCTGCGGAGCGATAGTGCTGGTTTCCTGCGTCAATGGCAGATGCCCATACCTTGCACAGGATCACGTCCTTCGGTTCCGGGTAGCCATTTTCATTGATGGCGTTCTCTGTGTAGCCGATTTGGATACGGTGGCGAAGATCGCCGGGATGCGGCGTTCCGTCAAAGGATTTGTATCCGCGCAACGATCATCACCTCCGTCAGAACATCTTGTCGGGATCTCGGTACGGGTAGAGCAGATTTTCAAAGGCCATGCGCATGGTTACATAGATCGTGCGATCAGGGTTGTCGCGGTTTTCATAGTAATGAGAAACCATGAGCAGAAGCG